TACTTCCGTAGATGGCGCACCAGTAGGGCCTGTTGGCCCTGTAGAACCCGTAGCGCCTGTTGGACCTGCAACGGTACTATCTGCCCCTGTTGGGCCTGTAGCGCCCGTAGGACCGGTTGGACCAACACCCGCAGGGCCAGTCGGTCCTGTAGCGCCACTAAGCGCCCTATCAACCCGCAAATCAATTCTGGGTTGTGGAATTACTTCAAGGCTTACACCTCTGTTGCTGTCAATTAACAGTTCAACATTGTTTTGGTCAGTTACAACAACCTGAACGCCCCTATTGGCGGGGGATACGATGATGCCCTTGGTCATACAACAACGATGCCATCAGAACGAACTAGGAAAAGCAAAAAGATAACTTGGTCATCAGCAGGGGTTGAGCCAACCGCAGGGAATGAAACTTTAACCCGACCTGAATAACCAACGCAATCTGCGGCATTAATTTCTAATTGAACATCGGTAGAGATAAGTCCCCAAGTCGCAGAATCAATAACCAATGTGCAAGTGCCTGATGCCGCAACAATGTTTGTAATGGTTAAGGGAATTGCGGTAGGTGTAGGGGTGTAATCAGCAATGTCAAAAGTTAAGCCATTGCGTGTATCAATGATGTTTGATACTTGCCTACGAACAATCTGTGCATTGATGGTTGCGCCAGTAAGGTCGATTGGCAGATTTGTATTGGAATTCGTAAATGTCAAATTCCAGTAAGTATTCTGGTTGTAAACCAATTCTCCAGCGAGAATAGGATTATCAAAGCCCGAAACTTGGGCAAGCGTATTTTTGTTGAAGATGGCTATGATGCTACCCTGTCTTTCTGCTCAAATGCGTAACCCTGTTTTGGGGTTAAAAATTTACCATTTACATATCTTCCGCAACATCTACGGATAATTGTAGTTCTGTCGCATAAATGCAACTTAGCCGCATCATCGGGGCGTGAAAATTTACCTAATGGGGTAATGTACCAACCAACAAAATGAGGCGAATTTTCACCAAATTTACCATAATTTGGATTTTGTTCGGCAAACATACCATTGTTACGATAGCCGCCAATAGATTTATTCCAACCAATATTGCGAATAGGGCGTAGTTTTTCTTCCAACTCAAAACAATAATTTTGGCTGGAAACAATAAGTGGTTGAACAATTATTTGTTGCCACAAATCTTTAAATTTGTGTTTATGGCTTCTTAGGCGCTTTGCCATGTCTGTAGCAACGCCTATATAACCTTGGGTAAACATATCGGTATGCTCATTCAAGCGCAACCAATAAAGTGTAGCCATTTTGCAGTTCCCTGTACTCAGCTAGAACATCCGTGATTCCCACGGGCCAATGGTGTATTGTCGTGTAAAGATTCTAGCCTCTAGCATTAATTGCGTCAATGGCTGTCCACAAACTATCTGTCGTAATTGCACCGCCTGTGGAAGCAATCAAATCAGTATAGTCTGTAATTGCCGGGCTTAAGACAATATTTGTCATTGATTGAATATTGGCAGGAGCATCAGCAATGATGTAAGTTTGAAATTGCTGTGGAAAAGTAAAAACAAAAGTCCCATCAACCATGTTTCCTGTGCCAACTAAAACACGAACATAGTAGCCAATGTTGTGGTCGTAGGATTGGATTTCTTCATTTTGTCCGTTAACTGTTCTCATAATTTTTCCTTATACATAGCCGGGCAAGTAAACTGTGCCACCGTCATTTGTTGAAACTAAAATCCAAGCCGCACGATTTACAGGGTCAGTTGGAGCGCCTGTGTTATTTACATAGTAAATATATTTGCCGTTTGTTGTGCCACTTGCAATTTGAACAAAATCACTAGATTGTTTGCCATTCAAATACTGCACATTCAGATTGTTAACCAATGAAGTATTGGAATTGTAAATTGTGCCACCGCTGACTTCAAGCGCGACAGTAGCGCCACCGGAGGCAAAAGCAAGTACACCCGCTCTTGAGCCGGTTGCAGTTGCAGAACCAACCACGCCAACACCACCAGTTCCACCAGAAACACCGATAACACCTCGACCTAATTCACCATCTCCATACGCATAAACACCAAAGTTTGCTGCGCTGTTTGTGTTGACTTTCAATGCCGTTGTAAGTAAACCAATAGCATTTTGGCCCGTAAATTCTGCTGCACCATTACCATAAAAGTTGCCAGTAACGGTTAAATTAGAACCATCCCATTGCAATGATTGAGTACTAGAACCAATGCTGAACTTATAGGTTGTGCTGTCGTAACCTAAGAAGAAACCAGTTCCAGTTGCAAAAGCAGTTTGACCGCCAATGATTTTTCCAGCAGAACCAATCGTCAATGTGCCATCAACACTCAATGAGCCAGTGTTAACTGCAACAGCAGATAATTGACCAACTTTCAAACTGCTGATGTAAGGTGTTCCCCATGAAGTTTGATTTGTTGCTGGGTTGTAAATACCATCTGACTGATATAAAGAATTAGTACTAGATGGGTCTGGGTCAGAAGCTCCCCATGTTGCAGAAAATCCCCAAGTAGATAATGATTGTCCGCTTGATGGATATGATGTGCTTCCGCTAGTTGTAATAGTTCCACTTACTGGAGAAGGATTATTAGGAACTCGCGCAAAACACAAACGAGAAGAAAGACCATCGCCACCAGCATAGCCCGCTGAAATAATGCTTGCTGTTGTCCAGTTAATCGTTGATGTCTCAACTGTGGCTGAATCAACTAAATTAACTCTAGCTGCCCACAATGTATAACCGGGTGTTGATGAGCTTGGTGATGTAGACCAACCTGATGGTACTGGCGTAAATGAACCAGAAGACCATGTATAGGTAGATGTTCCACTGATTGTTGGAATGGTTGCTGCCCATTGATAAACAACAGGAGTGGCTGATTGAACGCCAGAACTACCTGTTGGACCAGTTGCACCATTTTGCGAAAAAGCTGAAACTGTATAACCGGATGTCCATGAAACAATAGTTGTTGTTGCAGATGCAACATCAGTAACTTGAATAGATGCAAACCAAAGCTGAAGTCCCGGTGTTCCGGGGTTGGACGGCAAAGTTGTGGACCATCCATTACCACCTGTATAAGATGAGCTTGCGCCAGTTGCCCAAGTATAGACAGAGTTGCCAGATGGGTTGCCCGGAATAGAAGGTGACCATTGATATAAATAAGCTGTTGCGTATTTGTTTGCAGCAGTGCCGGTTGGACCTGTTGTTCCTGTTGTACCAGTCGGGCCAGTTGGACCAGTTGTAGAAGAGCCTGTAGGACCAGTAGGTCCAGCATTTGCCGTAGGCGACCAAGTAAATGATGCGCTAGTTGCACTCTTTGTTGAACGAGCTAAATTATTACCAACAATATATGAAAAGTAATAAGTAGCAGTAGTGCTTGCACCCGTAGGCAAAACTTGATTTTGGAATGTGTAGTAACTGCTAGGTGTTACAGGCTCACCATCAATCCGACCCGCTACAGCAAACAGCGTCCAATCAGTGGAGCTAGGTGTTGCTGAAGTTGTGTAATAAAGCTCACTATAAGTTACTCGACCAACAGCAGGAATAGAAATCTGCACATTGAAGTTAGGAATAGCACTAGAAGGATTGCTAGATGTAATCGTAGGAGCCGACAGTGGACTAAAGTAACTTACGCTTGGAAGATTGCTATTGGCAACAGGAGCAAATTGAAAAATATCTCCATTGTCATAAATCTGAGCGTTGTATTCACTAAGCTCTAACTTAGCACCAAGGGTTCCATCTGGCAATGAAGCTTCGTTAACCTTCATCACACGGAATAATTTATTTGTCCATCCGTAATCAGCATTGGTTACTGAAACAACAGCGCCAGCGTCAACTTGAATGCCGTAATATGTTGTGCTGAAAGAAACAATTAAATCTTCACGGGATTGCTCAAGCAAACGATTAGCAAGGTATTGCGCTTGAACGGAATCGTTAACCAAGTCATAAGTAATTGAATACTTGTTGACAGGCTCATTTGGATATAACAACCCAGTAGGTGTTTCAATATTAATAAAGTTTGCTTGGTCACGATTCTCTTTAAATGGGAATCTTGCCTCAACTTGATTAATTGAAGATGTAAGGTCTGTAGCACTTACTCGAATGTCTCCAATGATGTTGTCATCATCAAAAGCATATGCAGTTGTTTCAGCTTTATTAATAACAACAGACCATTTGCCAAGTGCTGCGTTATATGTCATCCATGAATCGCATGCAGACATGATGCGGTCAATGTTAGACAACACTGATTGACCAGCATCTAATACGCCATTAATGCGGTATCGTGGTTGACTTGAAGCAACACCACTACTATTGGTAAATGGAACAGTCGCATCGCTGTACGCATTTAATGTTGAAACAACTGAGCTATCAACAAAATCAGCATCAACAGCGCCACCATAAAGTGGGTTAGTAATGTAGTCGTACCAAACATCACCGGGCTTTGCCGCACCAGTGCTATTTAAATAATGGCTTACATGGAATGTGATTGGAGACAAACCAGTTGTACCAGCATCTTGGTTGTAAGCAATACGCACAATACAGAAGGCAGTTCCGTTCATACGGCGACTAGGATTCACGCCATCATATGCACCAGAAATCCATTGCAATTCTGTAGGAATTCCTGATGGCTCACTTGGCCCCATAACCTCCCAAGGATAGCTCGCAGTATTAAAACGAGTAACAGTACCAGCTTGGTTTGATGTGTACAAGTGAAGTTGAAGTCTTGCTCTGTCAGCAATCTTTGTATCAATATTGCCTGAATCATCTGTCAGCGCAATAACAGTAGGGCCGTAATCAGAGAATCGCAAAATAAAAGTAGCGCCTGTACCAGAGCCGCCAGACACAGTCGCGCAGTTCAATGGATTATTGCCATATGTATACGAGCCAGCAGTAGAAACAGAAACACCTGTAATAACGCCACCAGAAACGCTTGTAACAGTTAATTGCGTGGCAGTCGTAGGTAAGCCGCCAAGTACAGTTAAAACATTTCCTACAGCGTATCCTGTGCCACCGTTAAATACTACTGCGCTAATGACACTACCGCTTGCTGCAAAAGTAATCAGGCGGTCGCCATAATACATTTGCGAACAGTCATAAGAAAATTGACCATTAGGGCTAATGCTTGAAACTGCCAAAACATCAAACATTGTTTGCTGGTCATCGCTCAGAACAGCATCAACAAAAGTGCCACCCATAAAAGCATCGCCATAAGCAATTGGCAAAGCATTTACACCACTGGGTGGAATCTGCTGACGAACACCCATGTCCTGTTGGTTTTCAGGATTGTCTGCAAATGTACGAGAAATAATTTGAGAAACTGCAAAGTTAACAGCAAAGGCCGCAGCAGTTAATGCATAAGAAGCTGCAACACCAGCCGCTGTAGTACCAGCAGCCGCAGCCACAATCATCGTTCCGACCATTTTTATTCCTTCACAAAACTTGCAGTTACTGCTTCGTAATTTCTTTTAGTGTAATCAATCCAAGG